AGCATCCCTGGCCGAAAAGAAAAAACAAGGAGTAAAGCTTGGCACACCTAATCCGCAAGCAGGATCAGCCTTGGGTATAAAACAAGCTCAAGAAATTGCTAATGAAACTGCCTATGAGATTTGCGAGGTTGTTTCGGAAATTATGCAAACGGGTGTATACACACTTAGCGGGATTAAACAATGCCTGGAGGCTAGGGGGGTAAAAACCCCTATGGGTAGAAAAGTATGGAGTTTAAGTAGTGTTCGTAATACCATGATAAGAGGAGGGATTTACGATAACAGATCAAAGGGGGGAAATTAATGAAAAAATCTGTATTACATATTATAAAAAAAGGAATAACACATAATTCTAAACGGGCAGAAAACCCGAAAGATTCCATGCAAGACTTTTGGGGTAGTCGGGGGATTATCTCACGAATTATCGTGTTAAAACTTGCCGAATGTACGGTTGAGGATAGATGGTGTTCGAAAGAAGAACTCGTTGATCTGACACATGTTAGACGGGAGGAAATAGTTGATCACATTTTACAAGACGCTATTTGGCGTCATGAAGTGGTGAAGAAAGATAAAGGTTACCAATTAGCTCAACCCGTACTCGATTGGGTAAGTACAACGATAGAAGAAAGAATGAACTTTTATCGTGAAGGTATGGAGATTGAAGATGGCAAATAAAGTTATAGATAGAAAAACCATAAAACAATGGGTTGATCCGCATCACCGACATAATGTTTTTGATCATTGGGCGGTTGAACGATTTGAATATGTTTATAAAATAAATAATGCACCTCACTTTAATCTCAGGAGATATTGGCAACAGTCGTGGACTCACCGAGTTTTATATTTAGCAACTGTTTGTGCAAGACAAGGAATATTGCCGAAAGAGATTTCAAAGTATAAAGATGTTATCACTATGCAATGGGCGTTAAAAAATTGCCATGCTTCCGAAAATACAGTCCGATTGGTAGTAAGGGATGGGATTGATAGAAATGATTTTATTAGAGTAACAAAAGAAGGTATTAATCCTAAGACGATTTGTTTTATTGCAAGTGATGAATTAGTTGCTTCTACTTCAACGAAGTGTGAACCAATGTAATAAGGTAATTATTTCCGCTATTTTCATACCAATTTTTCATGCAAAATTTGGTATATCTTTTTACCTAGTAGTGAAATATAGTAGAATGAAGGAGGAAGGAAAATGAAAAAAACAGCAAATATACAAAAACAATACCAGAATCAAGAAGCATATAGCCGAAGAATGACTGGTGCAAATGCAAATCGGATTACAGTTCCTATGATTAAGTTAGGACATATATCAACTGCTAGTAGAGTTTTCAAAGAATTAGGGAAACAATTAGAGGAGATACAAGACCAAAAATCCTCTAACTGGTCAAAAGTTGCTGCTGCTAAATATAAGCTATATGAGGCTCACCGAGAACTTTTATCTGAGGCAAATGAATGTTATAATTCTGTTCATGGTATTGATTTCAGGGGTGTAAGGTAATACTATATATGGTATGCTCCAAAAAATAACCTTTTGGAACTTGAAACCCTGAAAAATAGCGGTTTTTTTTAAATTCTTTTTATTTTATTAATGATTTATAAAGGATTAAAATTATGCCAAATTATATTAAACTTGAGAATATCCATAGAATAATAGGTGGCAATGCCTATTCTACTAAAGGGTACGGGAGAAATGATTATTTACTAACTAAACCCTGGTATGAACTAGATAAGAAGTACCAAGACATTAAAGTTAGCAATATAAATAGTGATGATAAGGCGCATAATGTATATTATCACAGCGAAGTAAGAGACACTAATTGTAGTAGTAAGTTAGGTAAGTTAGTTAAGGTAATTAAGCCTTATATAAATAGTGATGATAAGGCGCATAATGTATGTTATCACAGCAAAGTAAGAGACACAAATTGTAGTAGTAAGTTAGGTAAGTTAGGTAAGGTAATTAAGCCTTATATAAACCTAAGATTATTTACTGATAGTATTGTTTTTTTACTTTTAATGCTAACAATATTATTCCTGGCCTCGTTTGCACTTCCCGAAATATCACTAATTTGGGAGGAGTACAAATGAAAACGGAATATATAGGAGGAGGTTTTAAACGTCAAGAAATTAACATAGAACAAAAAGAAGAAAAAGCAATGGGTAAATTAACTGATGATGTAATGATGTCATGCTCCAGGCTTGCTTCTTTAATGGGATATAATAAATATTCATTTCCTAATAATGAATTAAAAAAATCAATAAATGCATTAGAACCTGATTATGTTAGGCCAGTTATAGAGAATGATGCTATGTGGTTAGGAACTCAATTAGAACCAACTATTCTGAAGTTGGCTGGAATAAAATTAGGTATAGATGTTAAAATAAGTATACCTGAGCCAATCAAGCATAAAACATTGCCCTTGCAAGGATCATTAGATGGAGTTGCTACGGGTAAAGGAGACACTATTGTTACGGATCATGATAAAGGAATATATATTATGGACGATAATGATATAGAGCTAGAAGGTCTAGGTGTTTTAGAAGCCAAATTAACGGGAGTTGCTCCTTCTAATACACCTGATCTATTTAGAGGGCCTATTCAACTTCAAGGGTTAATGATGTGTTTAGGTGTTAAATGGTCGGCACTAGCAATACTATACCAAGGAGTCCATCATAAAGTATATGTTTATAAAGAGAATAAAGAAATACAAGATAAAATTTCTGAATCAGTTAATGACTTTCAAAAAAGAGTAGATCTTTATAAAAGGGATTCCGTTACAGATTGGTATGATGCAGTAAACCCCCAAGATGCAGCAAAAACTTTTTCTTTAGATGAAGGTATTGAGTCAATTAATTTAACTAAGCAAGATGAAGATTATGCAGAAACAATACTTGATGCAAATGAAGCAATTAAAGCCAGCACTAAATTAAAAAATGAAGCCTCAACTGCATTAATGAATCGTTTAGGGAATCACTCAAGTGGAATAGGGGAGTCTCTCAAAATTTATTGGGGTAATAGCCCAGCAAAAAAAGCTTATAGCGTTGACGCTAGAGAAGAATCAAGATCTAAATCTATAAAAGTGGAGTTGATAAATGAATAATTTACTACAAGAAGAAAACGAACAATTAAAAAATGAGGTCAATATTTTAAAAGGAAATAATATTTACTTAACAGTAAAACAAAAAAAATTATATGACTTTATTAAATCTTATATTAAAAAAAATGGATTTGCTCCTACTTACGTTGAGATGAAAGAGTATTTGAATTTAAAAAGTATATCCACCATTTATTATTATTTAGAAAGAATAGAAAAAAGAGGATGGATTGCTAAAAGAATCAAAGGATCAATCCGAAATATTGTTCCCGTTTCTGGAATAAAATAAGGTTGATTATAAATTGAAATAGATATATAATATGATTGTCAGGTCGATATTATTTATCGTTTTAAAGAGAGAAGCAAATTTTCACCAAGGTGTTTTGCTTCTCTTTTTTTATTTATAATCTGGTATAACACCACTCATCATATAAACACAGAGCCTCTCAGCTCTATCTCCGCAATCAGTATACCATTTACTTTGCCTCATTTCCTCAGTAGCTAAAAAGTAGTCTTTTTTTACCATAGCTTTTTGAAATAATTTAAAAGTATCAAATCTAGTTTTTCCTAAGTTAAATAACATAGATAGAACTACACATTTTCTTATCCCATTTAAATCATTATACCAGGGATAAGTTATGGCCTCATTAATACATCTATCAATATCATTATTTAATAAAAAATCTATTTCTTCATCCGATAAACCATAATGTAAATTTCTTCCGCAGCCTATTGAAACATACCCCTTTATTATATCGCCTCGTTCAATCATTTTTCCCGTTGCATCATCATAGGCCTGGTAGCGTAAGCCTTCATCTCTTTTTAAAATATCTTTTAATAAATCAATCAATTTAATCTATCTCTCTCTATTACTTCCTCCACTCCCATCATTTCCCCTACAATTTTAGCCACACTTTCAGCATCTTCTCTATCTTGAAAAGGAGTAATAATAATATTGACAGAATAAATATTATCTTTTTTCTCAATAAAAACACAAGCTAGTGAAGAATTATAATCAATCATATTTTTTTCTTTTCCAGGTTAAATATTGTGAGGCCTCCTCTACATCTGCAAACATCTGAACTGCTGCTGGCCCGTCTTTATTAGGATCAAAAATTGCACAAACTGATGCCCCATGTTCTTGCTCTTGTATTCCTAAAACTGTAGCGTAATGGTCATAAAACTTATATCCTCTAGCCCTGGCACTCCAATATGTTTTTTTATTATCCGCATCTTCTACATGAAACAAAGCCCAATTATGTTTATGTCCTGCTACATATACATCCGCTTGTCCTGAGAACTTACCTTTTTTCATTGGCCCATGTAATGGATTCCATTGAGAATGACCTGGGAAATCGTGTGCTACCCAGATATTAAATTCTTTTTTGTTAGGAGATGTTATTCTAAATTGAGCTTGCCATTCCTGGATAGGTATTGTTCCTCTATACATCCAATCTAATACATCATCTGATCCATTCCAAACATCATGATTTCCTTTAATCAATAAAAACCATTCTATTTCTCTAAAAAACCAATCCACTAATCGCCAAGTTTGAGGTCGAGTTGTTTCTTCTAAGGGAGCAATTCGTTGTGCTAATTTAGATGACCAGTTATTAGTATAATCTCCTAGTCCAACTCCATATAAAGAAGGAGTTTCTTTTATTATTGATATATGTTCTCTTAATAGTTTAATGTTACATCCCTGGTCTCCAATATGAGGATCTCCAACAAAGACTAATCCAAAAGGGCCAGGATTTTTCATTTTAAATTCCATCCATTTTTGAGACTGTTTTGCTTTTTGTATTCGTTTAAATCTTTCCTCAGATTTATCTAGTAAATCATCAATGGATAATTCAGGATCATCCAGAATAGGGGATTGGTATTCTTCTTTGTCTTTATCTAATAGTCCTAATTTTTTCCATCTATAAACTGAGTAAATACTTTTACCTACCTTCAGGGCAATTTCTTTAACAGAATAACCTTTTTTATTTAATTCTATAGCCTGGTCTATTTCTTGTTTAATAAAACTAGTAGCCATTACATATACTTTCATAAGTTTCATTATGTATAAGAATATCCCTGGCTAAATCTGGAGAAACATTCTCTATATCATAATCATTTAAGTATATAATTGTTGCCACCTGGCAATAACTATTTCTTTTGGTATTTACGCAACTGTTTACGAATACGAATACTGCGATTACCACTAATAATTTTACGAACTTCATTTGCAACATGAGTATCTTCATTTAAATTTTTATAATAATCCCTTTCTACGCTTTTCTTAATTAAGAAATAGGAAAATATTTTATTAAATAATTTTCCTATTGCTGCAATAGAGGACAACCAATTCATTATTTATAATCATCTGCATTTTTATTGCGTAAAATATTTCCAGCGAGAATATTTAATATTTTTATAATTATATTAAGCACCTTATTGTCATAATTATTCTTCGTGAGAATGGTAATTCCCGTAGCTGAAACACAAATACTCAGCAATGCGTTAATCCAAGCGGGGTAATCTGCAAAAAAATTTAAAATAATATCCATAGTTTTTCTCCTTATATGAAAGATTTAAATAAAAAAGTTAATAAAGTTAGGCCTATCCCGCTTATTAATAACCAAGCGGTTTTCTCCCAGCGTTTTCCATGTTTCTCAACAGTTTGTTGTAGTAGTTGTAATTGAACAGTAGCCTCCGCCCATCTTTCTCCACACTCTTTCTCATGTTTGTCTATTCTTTTTAAAGCCTCAAGAGCAAGAGATGTAGGAGTAGTTTTAGACATTAGATTTCCTCATATCTTTCTTTATTTTTAAGGACATCTTTTTGAACACATAGCATACTGATAGGGCGGTGTATTGTTTCTGGTATTTCCATCCGAATAGTCTGAGCCATTTCTTCAACTTTAGTTAAACATTGCTCATAAGCAATAGTTTCGTTGTATATGTATCTGTGCATATCACTTGGATCTGAACAAGTACCTAAACAAAAAGAAATTATCGCATAATATAAAATCATAAGTTATCCCCGCTTGGATTATCAACGTCAAAGTTTGCTCCACTATGATCTCCACCAACTAGACCACAAGCAATTCCTGAATTTTTTGAAATAATAATTGTCCATGCTCCATTAGAATCATTAACAAATAATTCTACTAACTCTCTACTTGAATTTATGGCCCACCATTTACGAGACTCACCATGAGCAGTAATAAGATTATTCACTAAATCTTCATGCTGTGTGCATAGTAATTGCTTCATGTAAGTACGTTTTTCTAATTTCATATCTTCAGCTAAAACATTTTTAATAAGGTTGATAAAAATAAAAATTGCCAATAAAACTAAGACAAGTTTAATTATATTCTGCATTGCTTTCGTTATTTTATTTCCACATTGGCAAAATATTTTCATAATTATCAAGGCTTCTCTGGCCATGTGATATTATCAGGATCAGTATTGTTTTGAGGAACATCTCTTAATGCCTGACGATAAGTTTTCCACTCGTCTTTATTAGATACCTGGGAATCCTCTAATACTACATAATCACATTCTCTTAATTTTTCATATCTTTCAAACCTAACCATTTTCCACTTTTGTTCTGGAGTATCAGGAGAAGGAGAAGGAGCTACATAAGCTGTAACTTTTTGTGTATACCATTTATCACCATCTTGATAAGGATCAACATTTTCTACCTTATCATTTGGATGATTAATAGTAACATGTGTAACCTCTACTAAACTATGTAAATCTAAAAATTCCTGATTAGGTTTACCACCAGGAAAAGAAACATTAGAATATTCTTGACGAATATTAGGAATTGTTTTTGTAACTTCCCCACTTTCTACTTTTAAATAGGACATATATCCTCCTTTATGCGTTTAAATTAATTAATTGTACTGAGCCATTTCCACCAGTAGCAGCCAGCACATAATCATCTCCTCCTGATGGTCCTCTGTCTGAATTATCAGCAACAGAAATAAATCCTCCATTGCAATCTATAGTTCCTGAATTAGATAAAGTTCCTCCATATCCTACAATCATTGTTCCTCCCCCAGAACTTCCTCCAGCTCCTGAATTATAAGGAGATCCAGTAACACTAGCACCACCAACTCCTCTACAATATATTCCTCCACCTGATCCTATTGTCAAATCTCCAGAAACTAAAAGTATTAATAGTCCTCCCGTTCCATTCCCTCCTGCTACTGCTGCAAAACTTCCCCAAGTTACTGCAGCTCCACCAGGATTTCCTGCACCACCTCCAACAGCCCAATCACCATTATTTTGACCATCAGTTCCAGCTCCTCCGTAACTATTTGCAGTTAAGGTATGACCTTGATATGACCCACCAGCCGCCGAACCTCCAGAAAAACAAGTGCCAGCACCACCATTAAGACCAGCACCTTTACCAGGCCCAGCTCCTCCTTCTCCAGTTTTTCCACAATCAGTCGGTCTTGATCCCCAACTAGACGAAACGGTGTAATTATCAGCATCATCTCCATTATGTTTATTCCAACCAGTAACATCACTATCATTGGTACTAGCAGATGGCATACCAACTTTAGGTATATTTAGCATAGTTCCTGATCCTGAATTTGGAAAATTTCCCTCAAGAGCTTCAACTGCTGTACCACAGCCATCAAATACTGCTCCACCAGATAAACTTTCTGATAGTCCGCCACCAGATGGTTTTACGGGTAAATTAATTCCTCCTGCTGCAACACCAGTAGGATTTCTATTTGCTCCTCTGGCTGTCATAGACAACGAACCATTAATAGTACAATTTCCATCAACCAATACCATTAATCCTGCACATGGTTGATCCGTAGTTAAAACATAACCAGCATCAATGGTTAATCCAGAGTATTGTTTAAGAGCCATATCTCCATCATAAGAACCATTCTTATTGGCAACTGTTATTTCATAAAATTTATCAGTTTCAGCTGATAAAGGAACGGGATAACCTTTAGTTGAACTACCATCTACGAAAAAATGTCCATAACTAGATGCACCAACACTTATACTATCTGTTGTTGATCCACCAAAAGTAACAGTACCACCAGAACTATCACCAAAGTAAGTAACATCATCAGCAGATACTCCAGATTTTCCCCACCAACCGAATTTTTTTCCACCAACCATTATTTACTGTCCGTACTTGCTACTGCTCCATGCCATAATGTACCACCATTCACAGTAGTAAAGACCAGTATATCTGTACCTGAAGCAGTTAAACTTGGAGCAGTTCCTCCAGCCCAATCTACTGAACCAGGCCAGTTTACTGTTTGACTTCCTCCATTTGTTAGAATCAACATAAAACTACAACAATTAGTAGATGCAGTAGGATTAGAAAAAACAAAAGTTTGCGTTCCAGTTGAAACAGTGGCACTCACAACATTTCCGCTTTCAAGATCAATAGTATCTGATCCTCCTCCAGTATCTCCAATCGCATTATGAGTTTCCCCATAATCTTTTAAAATAGGTCGTTGAACAATATTATCGCCAAAATTAGCAGTTGCATCTAATTTACAAGTATCTGAATCAAAAGCCTGAACGTCACTACCAATCGCTAATCCTAAAGTTGTTCTCTGTGCTGAAGCATTAGCATCATCTAACAATGCTCGACCAGCCGCAGTACAATCTATTTCTTCTATAGTACCAGCACCACTTGAACTACGGCCTAGTATTTTGTCGGTAGCACTTACATTTACTATTTCTGCTAAAGCTACACCTTGATCTTTAATTGTAACAGCACCACTTGATACAGAGAAATTATCAGAATGGAAACTTGCGACACCTTTGTTGCTGGTAGAAGCATCTTCACCTGCTATTGTTAAAGTTTCATCACTACCATCAGAATTTTCTGTTAGATCAATACCTTCACCCGCCACTAATTTTCCGTTTAAATAACCAGCAGTTGAATCATTACTTGATACCTTTACATTAATATCCGTATTAACTGCTATAGAAGTCCAGGCCGAACCATTATAATATTTTAAGGCATTAGTTGTTGTATTATAAACAAGATCCCCTTCATCAAGACTAGAAGAAGGATCAGAACTAGCGACTCTATATCTATCTGCAAAACTATTTACTCCTGCAATATTATCTGCACAAGTTGACATAGCAGTAACATTAGCTGAAGTTCCTAAAATACCCATATCAGTAATAACTGCTGAAACTCCTAATAAACCCATAGCAGTAACATTAGCTGAAACTCCTAATAAACCCATAGCAGTTACATTAGCTGAAGTTCCTAACAATCCCATAGCAGTAACATTAGCTGAAGTTCCTAAATGGCCCATAGCAGTAACATTTGCAGAAGTAGCGAGTAAATCCATATCGGTAACTACTGCTGAAGTTCCTAATAAATCCATATCGGTAACTACTGCTGAAGTTCCAAGTAATCCCATAGCAGTAACATTAGCTGAAGTTCCGAGTAATCCCATAGCTGTTACATTAGCTGAAGTTCCGAGTAATCCCATATCGGTAATTACTCCTGAAACTCCTAATAAACCCATAGCAGTAACATTAGCTGAAGTTCCTAATAAACCCATAGCTGTTACATTTGCAGAAGTTCCTAATAAATCCATATCAGTAATAACTGCTGAAACTCCTAATAATCCCATATTGGTTATTACTCCCGATACTCCGAGCAATCCCATAGCAGTAACATTAGCTGTAGTTCCTAATAAATCCATATCGGTAACTACTGCTGAAGTTCCAAGTAATCCCATAGCAGTAACATTAGCTGAAGTTCCGAGTAATCCCATAACTGTTACATTAGCTGAAGTTCCGAGTAATCCCATAGCAGTTACATTAGCACTTGTAGCCAATAAATTCATATCGGTTACAATGTCGGATGTAGCTAATGTATTTAAGTCTGAAACAAAATCGGCAGAAGCCAATGTATTCATATCAGCAACCACATCAGCAGTTGCCAATGTATTCATATCGGAAACTACATCAGCAGTTCCTAAAATTGCCATATCAGCAACAGCAGCAGTAGTTCCTAAAATTGCAATTTCACTAGCTACAGCACTAAGAGCAGATAATCCAGTTGTAGCTATATCTGTTTCGGGTTCTCCATCAGCATCAAAACCTAAAATTTTAGATGCCCTGGTAGCTTTCGCTGGTAATGTCATATCAATAGTAGATGGATCATAAACGGGAGCTTTTATTGCTCTACCAGCATCTTCGGAAACTTGCTGATTAAAAATTGTTTGACTATCTAGTTCTGTATTTAAAGAGGAAGCTAATAAATCTCCAGCAGTAACAAAGTCCGTTGTTCTTTCGATAGATCTAGCTCCCACAATCGTAATTATGTTTGAACCAGTAGGGGCGGTAACTGCTGAAGTAAAGGTTATACTTCCAGTCCCGTCTGTACTTGAAATAGTAGCAGTCCAATGAGTAGTTCTGGTTTTTAAAGTACCATCAATATAAACTGCTAAATCTGTTTCTGTTAATACTGGAAAACTAAACGAATAAGGGCCTCTACCAGCACTACCCGAATATACTGCTCTCCGCACAACTGCGGTAATTGAATAATCTGCCATTTACTAAATCCACCTTTTGGTTATTGTAATTCATAAATAAAAAAATACTAACTGCCTCTCAATACATTACCGAGATTTGGGGGATTACTAGGAACACTCTTGCCTGGTCTCCACCAATATCTGTTATTAAAATGGTTATAATTTCTTTTCTCTTTTTTTCTCCAGTATCTTTTTGCTCCAGGATCAATCTGTTCTTGCAGCCTATCTAGTACAGCTCTTTCAAAAGCAAGACGTAAATACCAGATACTAGAGCCTGGAAAATATCGACCAACATTCCTTATTAGTTCTCTACCAAAATGAGTATCTTTCCCCTGGATTAATTCTGCTATATTACCAACAGTTAATTGATTTACATCATCAACTAGACCTGCAACTGGGCCAGCTAAAGTACCCGATATACTCCGATCATATCTATTATGAGATGAATAAAGAAAATCACCGAATATTCCAAGGCCGCCTCCTTGCATTATAGCACTTATCCAAAATGCGGAAGAATCTATTGGACGAGGATCTTTACCTACTGATATATCTTTCAAAAGTAGAGATAATCCACCCATCATAGCAACTCCTAAAAAGTAATCAGCAAAAAATCCTATTTTTCTTGCTCCTTTGTAATCAGCAAATTTTTTTAAATGAACATAATTTACTGTAACTGGAAAATTCTTATACATAGCAAAGCTCCTGGTTAAGTCTCCAATAAAACTACCAGCCCTTGTATCTCCAGTTAAAAATACTCTTGCTCTATAAGAGCTAGAAGGTACTGCACTTTCAGTTTCCTCCATAATGCTTTCCATTAATTTCGTTGCAACTTCTTGAGATCTTCCTGGAGGTAAATCTGTCCGTTGTTCAATAATCTTATAATCTACAAAACCATCTTCATCTAACTTAGTAGTCCTAATAACATTCCAATCATTTTCGTTAATACCTTTTCGTAAAAATGTTTCTCTTAAAGCTTTTGGTAATTTAGAAAAAGAAAGTTTAACATTATCTGCTAAAAATCCTAAATATTCCATACCAAAAGCTTGCCTACCAGCCTGGGTAAATGGAGATAATCCAGATAGACGCATAGTAATGTCTGATAGGGTACGGGTAATATTTGGGCCAGTTACATCTCCAAAAAATCTGGCAGTAGCTAAAGCAGTATTAATCCAGTTATCCGCCCCAAGTCCTAATCTAACTGCTTGCTGTGTTTTTATTTTTCCTGGTGTTATTCTTTTTGCAATTTGTTTTAACATTCTAGTTTGAGGTATGCCTACCATTCGACTTGCAATTCTTTGGCTATTAAAATCACTTATAGCAGTAAGCATAGCTGAACCTAATTGAGCCGATTGTAGTACATGACGTATACCCGCACTTATATTTCCTAACACACCATTTATCATAACATTATTAGAGTTTGTGTGCATATTGTAGTAGCTATCCATTTTTGCTAAGTCTCCAGTCGTTTTATCTACCGCATTAGTAGACCCTGATTTTTTATCTATATCCATTGCTTTCTTCTTGGCGTTTAAATGAATAGCCGAAATAGTAGCCCTCGGATTCGGGCCTAACACTTCTAACTCCGCTATATCTCTTGACATATTATCAATATGATTAATCATTACTTTAAAAGAATCGGGATCTCCATATTTAATTTGGTAATCCATCCATCTTTCAGCATCTTTAAATATTAAAAATCTATGATCCATTCGTCTATTTGCTAAACTTACATGACCAGCACGACTAGCTCCGTCTTTTATTTTATTAAAACCTTGTGTAACAATAGTTTCATAAACTTCATGTAAAACTAATCCTAATCTTTCAGGACTAAAATTAAGCCCCGTTGATTCATCTATCATTTTTTCAAGATCTAAATGAGGTAATATATCCTCTGTCCATTGATCAACTCCTGCCTTTCTTACTTTAATCATATTATGTATTTGTGGTAAGCCCCAATCTACCCTATTAGATATAGACATTCCCGCTTCATTAGCCCTTAAACGTAGATAATCAGCAGTTTCTTTCCATGCTTTGGCTAAAGATTTAGCTAAAACATCTCCCGTATCTTTACCAAATATTTCAAGAACCATATTACGTTCTTGAGCTTTATTTTTTACTTGTCCGACTATACCTCTGCGGAAAGTACCTATTATATTATCCATACGACCATAAGCCATTTTTCTTATAGCTTCATATCTGTTTTCTAAATTAGAAAATCTAGCTAAAGTACTATGTCCCGCTATTAAATCTTGTCCAAATTGCCCTGGTCTACCCTCATAACTTTCCATATCTTTTTGTATTCGTTGCCACGTTTGCCTTTGTTTTAAAATATTACGTTCTTTTCTTTGTGCTATAAATTTCAATTCATTAAAGGCTTCTTTACCCGCCCTGGTCTTAGCCTCATCAGGCCCTAAAGTTTTTGTATATTGCAGCTCTAACTGGTCATATATATCTAAAGCCTTTGCTTTTTGTTCAGGAGTAATAATTCCTTCAGATTCCGCATTGGTAACACATTTACGAAAAGTCATACGCAATCCTCCAGTCTTTTCAACATATTTTTGTCTTGATCTATTTCGGAAAGTATTTGTTTGGTGTCTTTGAAAATAGGAATAGTTTTTCCTTCTTCATCTAATCTTAGTCCGACTGGGAACTCCTCCAATTCCGAACTAATTTTTGCAGATAGCGATCCTTTTTGTATCGCTGGTCTGCTTCCTTCTCCGCCTTGTCGTAATCGAAACTCATCCCCTTGTAATATGATGTTTTTTGTTTCTCTGATTGTCGGGGATTGCGGGAACTCTTGGTTGTTGTCGATTTTTGCGTAGCCATCTACTTTTCCTTTCAATTTATTATATGTTATATTAGGTAAATTTCCAACTTTTTTTAAATAATCTGGGGCTATTAAACGTCCCGTATCAACAAATCTTGCAAACATTCTTTTAAAAGCATTACTAGATGAAACATCCATATTTATTAAATTAATTTTATATCCCTTGCTTTTAAAATCTTTTATAATATTAGATGTTTTTGACATATTATGACCAACAGTTGGAATTATAATATTAAAACCATCTCTAATAGCAGTATCACGAATTGTCTTTGCTATCATATTACTTTCATCATGTACTGCATTAGACCCAATACCATCTTTATATTCTGGTAGTACTTTTTTAACTTCATCTGGATCAATAATCATAGATCTGGTTTTTTGTGCAATCCGATTTGCAATCATACTTTTTCCACTAGCTGGAGGGCCTAATATAATATGTACTTCCTTGTTTTTTAATACGGGGTTTGTAGGAGGTATTAATTCTTCATCCGTCCATCCTAATTTTTTAGCATTGTCATACATCTTTTCCATAGCATTATTAATACCTTTAATTTTTTCTCCATTAAAAATAAAAGTCCTATTTTTCCACCATTCTTCTGTAGCAAAGTTTTTTGAATTATTCGTTGGTGTAATTTTTTCTGCATCAGATAAAGCTTTAGTAACTGCGGGATGTGATATAATTTCTTTTTCGGTTGCTCCCTTTTTTATTTTTTCTCCTAAATCTTTTCTAAGCTCTATATCTCTTTGGAAAGCTTCCTTAACTTTTATATCTTCATCTATTTCTCTAGCGAATATCTTAGATTGGTTTTTCATGCCAATCCCTTTAGCTGGATCATCAAAATCTTTTAAGATGTTTTTTTCGCTTCTTGCAGGCGAGATGCTATGGCTTTCCGCTTGAGGGTTAAAATTGTGTCTAAGTGTGCCAACTGAACTCCCTGCAAGATTGCCATTTGAAATCTCTCGTCTGACAGATTCGACAAAGTCTGCTGTTGCATTTTTGAGGCTGCCTTCTGTTTTGAACCTTTGGGCAGAATTGTTAAGGGCTTCTGAGAGATTCCCTTTTTTGTTTGCGTTGCTTTGGATGATTTGTAATGCGTAGGCATCAGATATAGCCCTCCTTTCATTCGCTTTTTTGTTAAGTTTATTTCCTTCATTTTGCACTCTATCATGGTTACGTTGTAGAGTTTTGAAGATTCGCTTATCCTCTTTAATTATTTTAAGAGCATTATCAAGGACTTTTGCTCTTTCCTTAAATAAACTTTCCACTAACATTTCCTCTCCAAAAAGAGTTTGTTCTGTCTGCTTATCAAAAGGAATTTCTTTAGCCTGGCGAACTATCGCTTCCGCTTGAGTTACATTTTCTGGATTAGTTTTATGTAATAATTTTAAGATTGCTAATTGTTTAACGGGATCATTTTCTAAAGCTCCCACTAAATGAGCATATTTAGCGGGAACTATATCATTAATAACTAAATTACGGGCCTCGTCTGATAAATTATTTAAGTTTCTTCCTTGAATAACTATAGATGAAGTAGGAGGTAATTTTTCTAATTGTTCTGGCGATAATTTTAATATTTTTGCAACGTCCAAAGCACTACCCGTACCCTCCGCTATATTTTTACTACTTGCCATTACCATTACTTCTTCTATAGAAACACCATCACTTTCTTTATATAAATATCCACTTAATCTGGGTTTTTGTTTTGGATCTGATTGTCTAATTGTCTTTGCTAAATTTAATCTTTGGTGTCCGTCTACTATATAAAGTTTCCCATCTTTTCTTTGATGTACTATCACTACACCAGATTTACTATCATCCCATTGCTTAACTCCTTTCAGTCTATCACTTACACCCATTTTGTCCGTCCCTGATTTGAACTGATAGGTTTTCGCATCAACATTGAGATCATCTATATTAAACTTATATTGACCTCCGCTTTCAAAAGTATCATCTAAACCTTTTTCTAATACTGGTACTTTAATGGGAGAAACTGGTTTATCATTAATATTTAAAGTTTCAACATTATCATTAATAAAATTAACCGCCTCATCTGTGCGGTTTATATGTTCAGCTTGTTCATCTAGTACTTCTTTAAGCGGATTGTTATTTAAATCCCACATATCTTCTTCTGTTCTAGCAATCAGATCATCTGCTTTAGTATTACTATAACCAGTATCTTTTTTAAGAGCTTTATAACCTTTTATTGCTCCACTAATACCTCCTCTCATAACACCAGCAAAAGCTGCACCAAAAACACCAGCAGTTGTTACTTCAGCAGCAAATTGTTTCCAGGTATAACTTAATCCAACTTCTTTCCTCCATTCGGCTATTTCTCCTCTAGTATAAGCAACTGCACCTGCACTATATATACCATTTAAAGTTAAAAATCTTAACCACGTTTTGGCACTAGAACCCGCAACCAATAAAGGCCAGGAAAGAGGATTCCTTCCTAAATCAAAAAACTCTCCTCTAGCCATAGCACCTAATTCACCCCAACTTGCCCCAGAGTCTTGCCTACCCGTAACATCTTCCCAATTACTGTTTGCTTCTAATGCTAATTGTTTAGCTTTAAACATTAAGTTTTCTTCTGTTAAAAAAACCATATCGCTTAATTCAGGACTATTTTTTATATGCTGATTTATTTTGATTAATTCAGATCCTAACAATGGAGACAAGGATTCTACTGCAAAACTAAATGGTTCATATCCATCTTCTTTTTCTGAAGGTAAATAACCAGGATTGTTAAATCGTTTTCCAGTTTTATCATAAATGTCATCCAATAAAGGTTGTAGTACTCTGGATAAAGACTCCTCCCTAGAATAAATACTATGAGTAAGGCGGTGATATTCTTTAGTAGCTTCGTAATTTTCTTTGAAATCAGTAAATGGCCCAGGAGCAACAGTCCTATTAATTCTTTTTCCTGATTGATTGGAATCTTCAAAAAACATAATTAAGTCCTAATAATCTATTAATTTTGCCATCCTCTAGTATCATCAAAAATGCTATATAATCTTTCGAGATCAAGAATTATATCTTCTCCATTTTCATCAACAAACATCTGTGATCCAGCCCCATGATTCCAGGGATAAAATCCAACTCTAAATGTAAAATTTCCTTCTTCATTTACTCCAGCATTAGTTAAATGTAATCTTTTTGTAAAATCTTCCCATTCTGCTTTTTGACCATTAGCATAATAATAATCACTATCACCACTAGACATTCTAAGCATAGGCCAAGAAATATTATCCATAAAATCTTCAAATCTATCGTCATTAGGTATAGTAGAAGGAATTAATAGTTTATGCTTATGTCCATTTCTAGAAGGTTCATAGTCAATAATTCCACCAAAATTTCCATTTGCACCAGCAGCCTTTTGTAATAGATTTTCATACATTTCCAGATCAAAATCAGTTTTTGCTTCTGCTTTATGATAATAAGTATAGGCATTAAGAGCTACTTTTGAGATTGTGTTATGCATATATGAAGGTAAATTAATTCCACTAGTAAACATTAAATCAATTTGATTTATTTCATCTTTTGTTGTTAATTCATTATATATTCTATTTTTATCATCTATTAATTCTTGTCCATTTATAACTGCTCTTATAAAATTCGTATCTGCGGTTTCTATTAAAATAGCTCCTAAATGTGCTATCGTATTTGCGGTTTCATCATCTCCTTCTCCATGTATATTTTCCCATATTGCTAAAGAATGATATGGGCCTCCAGCTTCATTAATTGATCCCATCATCATCATTTTAGAGTCTATATCTGCATTTTCAAATTGGTTAATTAATATCTTTGTTTCTTCATTAGTTAAATAAGTTGGTCTATCTAATTGAGATTCATAATTTTGCATTGACTCTATGCGGGATTTTAATAAATCTGGATCAAGTGTAATAACATCTTCACCCTCTGCATTTTGAATATATTTAAAAACATTTTGAGTTACTTCTTCATTATTTTTAATAACCCAATTTACGGGATCTTGTTCTAATGCATTTCTTTTTGCAGTTAATGATGAATTTAATTGTTCTAAAAATTTATTTTCTTCGATAGTAAATCCATCTTTTGATAATGTTCTTTTTATATTAATAATTTCCTGATACATATTTATAGTAGGGTTAGTTACTAATGCATTAATATATTGATTAGTTGAAGTAGTTTGCATTAATTTTTGAATTAAATCCGAGTCTCCTATTTTATGTACTTCTTCAATAACTTCGTTTAAAAGGTTTTCACTTACTAATTGATCACTCTTAGTTAATTCATCTATATCTGCTATATCGGCAAATAATTCTTTCCTACGTTTATCTCTATGGCTTCTTATTTTTTCTAAATTTGCTATTATTTTTCTTTCATTTATTTTTTTGGATGGATCTAAATTCTTTATATTTAATTCCCTTTTATTTATTTCTTCCACTAAATCTGGATAATCCTTATTTCTTGCATCACTATACTCAATACTTTCATTCATTAATTGCTCTATTCTTTTAGCACTTTCCGAATCTTCTCCTCCTAATTCTACAGCTCGTTCATACAGATCGTTTAATTCATTCGCATTAATATTTCCAAACACTATAGTTTGTTCATAATCTTGCAAATTATCCGCAAAAATATTTTTAAGTGTATTTTTTTCAGTTTGAATTTCACTATATAATTTTTCTATATTCTCTATTGTTTTATCTTCTTTAATAGAAAATCCATCTTTCTCCCATTCCTTTTTTATTTTGTTTAATGTTAATAGGAAGCTTTCATTGTCTAATTGTAATAAGTTTTCAAATAAAGGTTGGACTGATTCAAGTAATTTTATTTCCTCTAATACTTCATCACTTCCTATATCTATTGCATCTTGTTTTAATTGCTTTAAATAATCTCCAACACTTTTACCTTTTAATATTATATTACTTAGACCAGTCAAGTTTTCACTCAACAAAGATTCTTTTTTATTAATTCTAGTCTGAGCATCAGACCATATTTTATTAAAATTATCTAATACTTCTCTTTCTCTACCAGTTACATCATTATCTTCCCTTATTTTTGTGTTAAAATCCTCCACCATAATTGCCATATTTTTTAGCGATTGATTAGCAAAGCTTTCATATACTGGTTGCATATTTTTAAGGTAAGTTATTCTCCCTAAAACTTCATTTGCCCCTTCCCCTAAATCTATTGCTCTTTTTTCTAATTCAGCTAATCCTTCACTCGGCATACCTCGAATAATAGTTTTTTCTACGTCATCTATTTCTTTATCTAAAGCGGTAATTTTTGTATTTAATTCAGTATTTTTTTTATTTATTATTTGACTCATTTCGCCTTGAAGGGTTTTAATATCTGCTTCATCTAATCCTCTAGCTAAAGATTTTCTTTTATCAATA